AACATGTCATTAATATTAACCATTTTATCATTGTTTACATCCAATTTTGCATCTATAGATATTAAGTTGGTATATTCAGGCATGTTTATTACTGATTTACTTACATAGTAATTATTATCTTGACCCAATGATCCTGTATAATAACCAAATAAACTTTCTTCATAAGAACCTTCTACAACTATTTCCCACCATCTTTGATTATTTGAATTCTTTAATGAAATATAACGTAAAATTAAGTCCAAATCATTGAAAGTAAAGTGTTTATCACCATCAATATCATAGTCAAAGTTATTTCTATATACTGCAGTTGGATTTGTACTTACATTAAATTCACCAGTTTCAATTCTACAAATAATTTGGTTTTCATAAATTGTAAAATTAGATTGATATTCAACATCATAATATGAACCTGTAAGTGGATTTTGTTTCACCATCATATTATCAAACATAGATCCACTTGTCTTCATTACTAACAATCCATTTCTATAGAATATATTACCAATGTGATAATCTTTTAGATCTGTGTTTAGATTGTATATATAAGAATATCCATGAATATTATTGTAATTTGATCCGTTGGTACTTACTGTTCTGTTAGTATCTGCAAATAAACATGGTGATCCTACTACAATTGATTTATCTGAAATTGCAGTATCATATCCAAATATGGTATATGGTATTCCGTATGTTTTGTATCTGAATATATTTTTACTTACGTTCCAATTGCTTCCAGTGTTTTCATATAATAAAACCTGTCCTAATAAATTAAAAGGTCTTTCATAATCTTCTCTGGTCAATACTTTGTTTAATGATGCTGTTATAAAACTAGAAGAAAATGGAAAAACATACTTTGGTGCAGACACAGTTGTATATTTGTCAAATATATCAACGTTATATCCTAACTTATTATCTTTAAATGTATTATCATCACCATATGATTTTGTATCAAGTACCCATTTGTTATTTAAGTTACATTTATAGTAAAAATATACTGCGCCTCTGTATCTTAATTGTTGTGATGAAGAATATTCATAATATTGTGATTCATATGGACAACCAACAACTGCATTGTCACCATAAATTGATACAGAATAACCAAATCCATCAAATGATTGTGAATATGATGCACTTGGTGGATAATTTACGTAAGGAAGATTATAATTAAAATCTTGATTTGCATTTACATAATTTACTTCATTCCATCCTGTAGAAGAAGATACAAAGAAATAAACTGAACCAGTTCCACTTCCTTTGTAATCACCAACAATCAAATCTTTGCTTCCGCTTGGATCAATCTTTAAAGAATATCCAAAATAATCACCCACATTACTTTTACTTCCAGTTAAAGTTTGTGCATAAGTCCAGTTATTATTTACTTTTTGGTAAATATAAACTGCTCCTTTATTATTAAATTTCTTAGTACATCCTATTGCCAATACATTTTGACCCAGTGAAATTGATTGAGCAAAACTGCCAGTTTCATCATTAAATGAACTTGTTATTGATGTGTAAGGATATATTGAACCTGATGACAGTTCATAGATATCAACACATGATCCTGTACTGAGATTTTGCGGTAATACACTAGCGGAATTTACAAATGAACAGCTAAAAAATCTAGTACCTACTGCTAATTCACTTCCATAGATTGAAAGTGAATTTCCATATTCATTTTCCAATTTTACAATATCAGTTTCACTTATATTACCACTAATACTTACACCATTTTCAGCTTGCAACTCCGCAAAATTCTCGTCAGATAATCCAACATCTAATTGTGGTAAATTTAAAGTTTTTTGCAATTCCAAATATGGAACATATTGATCCACAGATGAATCATATTTTTTAACATTCACCATTCCAATTGAAAATCCTTGATTTTTTCTAAATGAAGGTGGTGATCCAATTGCAACATAATCACCGTATGTTGCTACTGAATATCCGTAATTTTCATTTTTTATTGTTACACTCATAAAATTTAATTATCATTAAATGATCTTTCATCACTGCCAAATTTGATAGGTTGACATATTGCGGGATAAATAATTTCTACAATTTGTTCAGTAGGATTTATATAAATCAAACCATCATTTAATATGCCTTCCGCATCTTTAAGACCCATACCAGGAGTATATAATGTATCAGATTTAATTATTGTTGGATTATTCTGTTCATCATATATAACCATTTTATCCATTTGAAATTCAAATCTTGCATTATCAATTGATGTATTTTTTATAGCTAAATTAACAAAAGATTTCAAAAGTGATCTTTGTATTTCTCCATTTGTAACAGATGCATTACGTGATAAAAATGTATCTTTAAACTCATCACTATTAATTTGTCCTATTAATTGTGTTTTTGCATCCTCTACATCAAATGATCCATTTGTTCCGGTATATCTAAACCAATGACAATCAACTAAAAGAGGCCCTCTATTAATCATACTATCTAGAGAATCTCCTAATCTTTTATATTTTAAATTAATTGCAGTTTGTTTATTATTTGACGTATATTTTATAATTACTTTTATATTTGTAGTGGTATCTACTAATGTTGTATCTTTATTTAAAACAAAATTATTTCTACTGTTATTGTTGATTATGTTAATAATTCCATCAAATTCATATGGTGATAACAGTCCGTCTAAAACTTTTGCTTTTAGTGATGTTATTAAGTTTACTAAATTAGATCCGAATAGTGAGTTAGAGTAACTGTTATAACTTGTAAAAACGTCAATAAAAGGTATATATAAATCATTAATTCCTGGCAAAGGTTGTATCACAGGAGGAGCAACATTAACACAACTTATAGAATAATTCCATGTATTATTATTTGTAGGAGAATATACAGTGATCAAACATTTATCATTGTCTATACCATTTAATGATCCTTTTTTATCCTTATCAAAAGATATTTGAGGGTTGTTTTGTATACCTGTTACAGTAACAGATTGTCCGCTTACATAATCTGTAACACTTGTTCCTACGTTATAATCTCCAGATCTTAATCCTGAGTTATATACTTCTTTACCTGAGTTTAATGGATATTCAATTGTAAATTGTGATGCGCCTTTACCTACACTATAAAGTAAATTTACTTTACCAACTGCGGATGTTAAATCAATAATATTTTTTTGATATTGTTGATAAGTAGTTTCATTTGTAATATTAGTTCCACAATTATTTGTTGGAATTTCTTTTATTAATAAATCAACTGTCTTGTCAAAGGCAAAGTTTGAATCTGAAACTACTTTTACCTTGTGTGTAGCAGCAAGGACTGGAAATGAATTTACAAATCCTAGATATGTTAAATATAGTATTAAATTACTTGGAGTTTTAGACAGTATTTGAAGTTGTTTTTGTTGACCGTCATAATAAAATATATTTGGACCAAACACAACATTACTAATCTGAGAGATAATGTCTAAAGTAGCAATTACAGTTGAAACTGTATATTTTATTGGTGTATCTATTGTGGTGTCTAATTCAGCAGTAACATTATATTTTCCAATATCTTTTGGATAAGAATATCCTGATGCGCTTGTTAGTTGGTTTCTGTATAATCTGTCAACTCTTAATATTTGAGTATTTAGTCGTGTATAAGTAATTTTTATTGGTATATTAGAATCACTGATGCTTACGCCTAATGATTGTGGACCATCATTATGTGTTACAGTTGCACTAGGCATAGTAATAGTGCCATTTGCACCAGTCGATTTAATAGCTGCAGTTGTAGTTGGTTGAACCAAAGTATATTTACCTAAAGATACGTCTGCTCCTGAAATTGATAAACCTGAGATAGTAACTATTTTTCCTTCACCTGGTAAACTGTCTGAAAATGATCCTACGGCAGTACCGCCTAATATTACAACATCCAGTTGTCCATTTATTGGATTTATTGGATTTATTATTACACCTTGTAATTTTTTATTAGATGGATTTAATGTAGCAGTTGCATTTCCATCATATGCTTTATCAGCTGCGGTTATTCCTGCAACAGTTAATGGTTTAGCACTTATAGTAATTGAACAGGTTGTACTAGCAGATGCGTAATTTCCTGATGCAGCTTGTGTTATTGTTACATTAAGAGTACCAACGCCAGTAATACGAATTTTACCATTACTAACTATTCCAACTGTTCCTAGACCGGATGTTATTGTATATGAAATTGCACCGTTACTAACAGTAGTTACTGGAATTGTGAAATCCGCATCACCATATGTTTTTGAAAAATTAGGAGCTGATATTGCAGAAGAATTTCCGACTATATTCAATTCTGCGGTTTTTGTTCCTTGATAATTAATATCATTAATTGTTACAACCACTGTATAAGTACCAGCATCAGTTGGAGGCGTTGTAGATCCATTATAAGTTACAGTATAATTTACATTTACTGCTGGACTAACAGTTACAGGTTTTGGATTTCCATCATAAGTTTGACTTAAATTACTAATATTAATTGTGAGAGGAAATTTTTCAATTATAAAAGTACTAGTTGTAGAAGCAGCATAAAAATTATCATCAATCGTACCTACTACGGTATAAGTTCCGGCATTAGTTGGTGGTGTTGTAGATCCGTTATAAGTTACAATATAAGATAAACCACTTGGTTTAGTAGTAGCAGTTATTATATAAGGATCACCATCATATTGTTCACTGTGAGGGTTTGTAGGTAATCCGTTTAAAATAATACTTGCTGCAACTTTATCAATATTTGCGTCTTGATTGTTTATAAATGTTTTATCACTTATTACCAAATTAGAATTACCGTCATCTACAACATTATAAGTTTGTCCTTGAATTTCATGTGTAATTACTACTGATTTTGGTATTACTTTTTCACCAAATTTATTTTGAGGGATATTAAACGTAGAAATTTTATTTGGAAGACTTCTGTTTACATTTGATGAATCTAATGATTCCAAGCCAAATATTTTTGAAGGATCTTGACTTTCTTTATAAAATAAATGTTTTGTGGTAGCATATAAAACCGTTTTATATGTACCGTCAAGGTTCTTTTCAGACAAAACCGGATCATAATAAAAACTTCCAGTTGGAGATATTGATCCTGATAAATTTACACCCTCTCTAAATCTTAAAAAATCATCTTGTTGTTGTTGAAGAGCAATTGCAGATGAAATATATGTATAGGGTGCTACTGTTCCATCATTGTATTCTTTAAAAGTCAATGATAATGATCCACTAACAGATCCACTTTGCCACAATATTAAATCCTTGTGAAGTTTATTCTGAGGATTCCATTTTTTAGCAGCAGTGAAAGGTGTGGTTCTAATGTCATTTTTTTTAAGTGACTTTATCATTTTTTAGAAATCCAATCTTACCTTGATGAGAGATTCATTATCAAAACTCTTCATCACAGGTTGACTTACTTTTGCAACTGCAACCAATTCATTTGAATCATTATACAAACCAACAGTGGTTATATAACTTTGAGGATTTGTAAAGAATTGATTGAATCTTATAGTACCTGCTTGTTTTCCATCTGTGCCATCTGAAACAAATGACGGATTGTTTGAGTAATTATATTCTTGATTTTTAACTCTCACAAAGTAATGTTTAGAAGGTAAAAATTCTGATTTTCTTGCCTTGAAATATTTTGTTGTGCATGCTTTTATTCCTGCAATTAAATTCTGTTGATATAACCCATATGATGCTGGATTTGTACCTGTAAAATCAGTAATTCCTGTTAATGCACTAATTTTTGACGCATTTAGTACAATTGTACCTGCTTTTGGATATAATGTGCCAATACCATAGTATACAGCAGTTACTGTTGCACCGTTTGTGAATGGTGTAGGAATTCCATTAACAATACTACCAGAAATGATATTGTAAGAATCTGCAATTTTACCTGTTACGGATGAATCATCAATAAATGTAAATTGTCCGTTTGCTCCGCTGATACTAAATTCAATTTGGCCTTCATCCAATTTATCTTTATACTTGTTTACTGTAAAAGATATTGTGTAAATACTTGAACCCGTAATTGTTGTAGTTGAGTTTGCAGCTACACTAGATGCGGTTACAAATGTAAATATTTTTTGTGTGGATGGCAATAAAACATTTGCATATTCACTGTAAATTGCTTTTGTTGGATAAATCTTTGAAGTATCAATATCAGTTTGAGAACTACCAGATCCATAATAATTTCCGTAAGCAACTGAAAAAAATGGTTCGCCTGAATAATACACATTGTTATAATACAATCCATTATAAACATTAAATAAACCTGAGCCTGATGCTACAGTTTGTGATGGTGAAGTATAAAATGCAGATTGTAGAGCCGCAATATCACCTGCTGTCCACATTGGAGAGGATACTTGATTTACTCTTCCTACAACTATATCTGTTGAATCAAATTTTTTAAATATCATATTTCAAAAAGGTTATACCGTTACGGTTACAGGTATTGTAACACTTCCACCGGTTTCATTTCCAATTATAGTCAAATTTGTGGTTGTTGTTGTACCTACACCAGTATTTGGTATAAACTTAAATTTCAATCCAACTACAACTTGTGATGTTTCCGCAGAAACTCCTGAAAAAGTAGCTACTGTACTTGATAAAGTATTGGATGTTACGGTTTCAGTTGCAACCAATGTACCAACATTCTTATTTGCTAATATTGCAGTATAACCAAGTGTTTGATTATATGTTGGATTTGTTGATGGTGAGATAGATAAGTCACCTGTGTAAGTGGCTGGTACAGAAATCTTATCAATATTTAGAGAAATGATTGGAATTACGGTTACGCCTTGATTTAATGTAACCAATTTATATTTCATCAATTGTGTTTCATCAAAGAAAGCTTCAAAAATTGGTGTGTTTCTCAATGCAAAATCATTATAAGCGGTGCCTTGAGGATGATTTGGTTGGTATAATCCATAATCAATTTCATCATCTGCTAATGCAAATGCGGTAATGTTCAAATTTCCATTTGTAGCTAACAATTCTCTTCCTTTTTTGGTTAGAGTAGCATCTACAATGATTGTTTTATTGTCTAAATATGCCATATTCTATAAATAGTTTAAAATTAAGATTTCTTATTATTTTATATAATAAAAACGCTTTGACTCAAACTAAGACTTTGAGTTAACACCGGATTATAATCATTTACTATACCAGATCCGGTAATTTCATATGTACTTAATATAGTAGTAGTATTAGTATTTCTTGATTTTACATAGATACTACCTTCATCAAAATTGGATAATCCAAGATTGGTGTTTGTTATTGAAAATGTTATCTGAGTATTATAATTACTGGTTCTAAATTCGCCGTTTGGAGGATAAAATAGATTAACTCTCTGTAATGAAGAGGTTAAATATACAGAAAATTTAGATAATGGTTTATTCTTATATGATAGATGTTGAACAGGCAATAAATTGTATATATCAATAGAAGATGATAAATTGGTTATATACGGATCACCATACAAATTATCAATATTATAAGAAGTTCCATCAGGAACTGAAATAATTTTGTTTATTGGATAAGAAACAGTGCCCGTATTACCATTATCAGTATATACATCTTGATAATCAGTTACTTTATATAAATAAGATACTGATAAGTTTCTTGAATCAAAATATTTATTTCCGCCTTGGTTATAAGAAAATAGATAATAATCATCCAAAGTATCCGTAATATATCCCCTATTCAAATTGGATGGTCGTGAGAATCCAACTTTTTCTGCACATGTTATAGTAGACTCATATTTGTCAGAAGTTTGTAGTTCAATTTTTATTGGAGATGGATTTTTCTCTATGGTTACATCTATAGGTGGAACTACTTCTCTCACAATTGGTTTATATTGAAACTTTGGTCTTTCAAGAATAGATGGTTCAATCAATATACCAGTTAACAATTTAACTCTTGCTGGTATAACGTTCTTAATTACGTCAAATACAGAAGTGTCAAAATAACTTCTAAATACAGTCATGAATTCTTGATATAAGACTGTTTCACCTCTGTATGTGTAATAAGTGTCTGATAAAGTCTCTAGACTCTTATACTTGGATTCATACAAATAACCAGGATCAGCAATATCATCAACTATGTTATAATCACCCAAAAAGTCAATTATATCATCATCTTTTACTTTGAATGGAGAAACAAACACACCTAACAAATTAGAGTCAGGAGTCAATTGACTCAAATTTCTTGCTACACTTTGAATTGGAGAAGGTTGATTCAATAATGTTTGTTCTACTTTTCTAACCTTTTTATTATTGTACTTATTTGGACCGTATTTAGAAATTATAGATGCTTGTACAATATCAACCTCTTCAAATTGATATGGAAATACTGATTGTGAATAATATGTACATGCATTTGATTGTGTTAAATTAGTGTAAGTAAAATTATATGCGTGTCCGGTATATTCACTTTTACCTTCAGGGAAATATGGATATATTGAAGTTGTAGTACGTAAATCAATTGGATAATCAAAATTATATCTAAAAATTAAATTATCCCAAGTATTTTCACCTTGGTTATTACCATAAAATCCATAATTTTTACTGTATTGTGTAAAATCATAATCAGTTAATGCATTTTTAACTAATAAGATTTTATCAATTAATCCTGTGAATTTATTTGTTGAACTTGGATAATTTCCAAAATATAGATTTCCGTCATTATAAAATGATTGGTTATAAGTTCTGGTTAAGAAAATACTTCCTGATTTTGAAAAACTTTCTCTGTCATCTTGATTTGATTTTATAACCAAATCATATTTTGTTGGAATATAATTTTCATCTGTTGTTGTATCATAAAAAGATGAAGTGTCATTACGTCTTAATAATACATTATAAAATCTATCTTTATTAAAGATTGGTACATTTTCAATTTCAATTGATTTATCTAATATTGAAAAATATATGTTTCCATATTCGTTTTGTTTTGTTTTCTTTAAATATATTTTCCAATCAGTATCTTTTGATGCCAAGTCAACTGTATCATTTAGATTATAATCTTCATTTAATTTAAAAGTAAATTCTAAAGACTTGGCTGATCCAGTATAAGGAATTTCTACATATTCATTTTTTGAATTGTATTTGGTGAAGAAATATTTTTCATCATACAAATAACTTGATACTTTAGAATTTTCAATTTTACTACCACCAAATTCTCTGATGCTTAAAATGTTTAATGGAATGCCATAACAAGACATTAACAAGTTTATACATTCAGTTGTGCCTTTTGTTTTATAAATGTATGGAAGTGTATCAAGAATACGTTTCCATATCATTTCATTTTTATCTTTAGCAGATATTGATTGTGAACCTGAATTTGTACTGTTAAGATAATTTGTTACCAAACTCTTATTGGCAAAATCAGTTGAAGTATTCCAACCAAATGAATTTAATAGATAATAAATGATATCAGGTAAGTAACTGTCTCCTGAACTTGTATCCTTTGAATTTAAAATTGGAAATGACTTAATATATTGATAAATATTATCAAAATGATGTCCAACCATTGACAAAAATACCAAATAATCATTGTTATTTTCATCCATTTTGATATATTCTGGTGTATTATTTACCAAACTATCTCTATTGTTTATATCAAATTCTTCAGCGTCATAAACATAAGTATAATAATTGGAATTGGTGTCTGATGTACTGCCAGAAACCAAACTTTGACTTGTATACAAGTAACATTCAAATCCATCAAATCCGTTTTTAATTGATAAACGTTCTACAGTATATGTGTTGAATTCAGTTGCATATGATGCACTTAAAATAGCTGTACTAGAATTTATTGCGGATGTAATTGTTTCTAATGTACTATCTAATGCATCAAGTCTATTTAACTTATTCTTAAAAATTTTTATTCTTAGAGCTGCAGATGAAAATAGTACAAAGTTTGAAAATTCTGAATAATCAATATCTAATGTTGCTAATTTTTTGTTGATATTAATTTCACTTTGAGTATCCGCATCTAAGTCTGGATCTAGTGATGAAACATTATCAATCGTATTTTGATTTGAATTTACAATCTTGATTGAAAAGTTAGGTCCAGAAATCTTATAGTTTTTAGATACTGTTTCTTTTATTAGAATTACATTTTGTACAAATGGAGTAATGCTAATATTTGATATCCAACAAGTTGATTTTACACTGTAATTAAATGATAATGGCGCATCCAATTTTATCAACAAAGTTGAATGTGTATCAGTTGATTCACTACTTGAATCATATGAATGATCTAAAAATTTAATAATTACACCGTTACCAAAATTTATTCCGTTCTTATAATAAGAATAAAACTTTGTAATGAAATTATATTCTAATTTTTTAATTTCAACTTGTACAAATTGATCCCAAACAATTGAAGTAATCAGATTTATTGCATCTGTAAGATCAACATCAAAGAAATTAATAATTTTTAACTGGTTTAAATATTCCTTTTGTACAATATACTTGAGTTGAACATATAAATCATCAAATGTTATTATATTCTTTGAATATGTATATAACCAATACTTTATAAAATTCTTAACGCCAAATAAGTTTTTGAATGTAATTTTATTAAATAATTCAATAGTAGAAGAATCAATACCATTATAAACATTATTTATAAAAGTTATTGCATCTTGATCACTCTTAAAACCAAATGATTTTTTGAATGTATTTATTAATTCAGATGAAGTTTGTAATGTAGACTTATATGTAAATTCACAATTATAATTGAACAGTTGTGAATTTAATGTATCAGTAATATCATTTACCAATACCAATTTTCTAATAAATGATTCATAATATAGATTTTGATACAATTCTTCATCTGTTTTTGGTACTTTACTAAAATCAGGCACCAACTTCAATTCAGTTCTTGATGGTGATATTTCAGAAATGATTAGTGGAAATGATTGATTACCAGCAACGTTTCTTAGAAAATTATAAGATGCAATGTGTTGACCGTCAAATATATTTGATGAAGAAAAATCAGATTGAATATCAATCAAAAAGTCATTCTTGTGACTAATATAATCAGTTTTTGTTTTTCTATAAGAATAATTTACTTTTTTATAATCAACATCTGTGTAATTTCCTACATCTGATATATAAATAATTTTTGGTTGTTTATATGTCAATCCATTTTGTACACCACTTAAATTATAATAAGAAAATTCTACTACATCTTTTTCAGATTTACCAAAGAAACTTTCACTAATGTTTGTTTTTACTTTATATACATTAACATCCTCCGCATTAAAATAATAAGCGGTGTTAACACTTGATGTAAAATTTGTTACTATTGGATATGGAAAATTCATTGTGGTTCAAGTCTTGAAATTATATCATTTAATTTCTTATTTGCATCATCTCTCTCAGATTGTAACTTTTGTATAATATATTGAATTTCATCTGCATTTTCAGTTGTAATTGCTAGTTTATTAGTTGTAGGATCTGTGTCTGCAGTCTGATTGAATATATCATTCATATTAATATCAATAACCGTATTGGATTGTACTGTAGGTATAAACTCTTGAAATGTAACTTGATTCAATTGTTCAATTTTCTTAGAATCATAAACAAAATCATTCAACGTAAATGAAATATACTTAGAATTAAAACTAGGATTGTTGGTATCAATTGTAAAGTTTCCATATAAATCAACTTTATAATCATATGTACCATTATTAACATAATCCTCAATTTCTTTTTGGTATGACATAATTATCTTGTTATTTTAAATATATTACCATTATCAAATATATCAGTTTGATTGTTAAATGTTGTTTTAATTAAAATTCTATAAAATCTTTCAACAGGTAATCCAGTTGTATCTATTTTAAAGTAATGAATATTACCATCAGAACTTAATTTTGTATTATCATCAAAATCAATTACAATATTTTCACTTTCATTATCTTTGACACAATAATAAGATGCGGATGGTAACAAACTTGAACTCAAATAACTGTTTTGTTGATATCCTTTTGTAAAATTCTTCAATGGAAATTTTTCTCTAGCAAATACATTGATTCTTGGAATGCTTCCAAATTTATATTCCTTTGATAAATTTTGCATTACAACTGTATATGGTACAATTCCAGTTAAAGGAATCATACTGCCTGTTGTATATATACTATCATTCCAAGAAATATCAATATATGGTTGATAAATTGTATTTGTTTCTTTACTAAAGAATTTAACTGTACTATCAATTCCATTAGTTGTACTTGATTCCAATGAACTAATTAATATAATACCTTCATTTGGAACACATCCACAGATCCACCCTTTAACAATACTTGTAATATCCATATTGATGTCAGATGTAGTATAATCATATGATTGTGAACATATGAGTGAACTTCCAGTAAATGAAGATGTACAAAATGAAGATGATTTATATTGATATGTCAAAGGAACTGTATTATACCATGTACCACCTTGATTTATAGATGCAGATGTACCTGTTGTAATATTTGATCCGCTAACGTACCATAAAGAACCACTTTCAGTCTTATTATTCCAACTTGCGCCAACCAAATCACCTCCCGTAGAAAATCTGCCTATACCCATGTTCCAACTTTGACTAATTGGATATCCATAGACTGTATAATCAACAGGCAATTCACTAGCTTGTGTTGTCTTCAACTTTAATTTAAATGTAACGTCACTGGTTATTGAACCATTGGATATAGACTTAGAAATCTCAGTTGTATCAAACTTAATCAAAATTCTGCTAAAATCAGGTACATCTATGTATGTAAAATATGGAATATACAAACTTTGTGTTCCATATACAAACCCACTTATACATCCATAAAAATTATTTAAACTACCAGAAGCATTATTAATTGATCCTGTAAAATTACCAATTAATGAACCTGTTACATTTAAACTCCCAACAAAACTACCAGAAAAACCATTTAAACTTCCGCTTACATTTGAAAGTGTAACAGATTGTTGTCCGGATGAACCATAAGTAATACCATTTAAAATTGAAGCGCTATAAGTATTATTTAGTATTACACCATTTATACTACCAGTTATTGTTGCTTGATCAATTAAAGATCCTGTAAAAGATATAGATGAATTACTAATAAATTTTAGATTGGCATATCCACTAGAATCAATTGATGTACTAGATCCACTAATATTTCCTGTGAAATTGTTTAATTCTAAATTGGTATAAACTGATTGACTAATTGAAGATGATTGATAATATATTGTTGTTCTGGTCACATTTGGATGTGCCTTCAATTCCAAAATTTCATCAATACCAAAGTTTTTGTTGACGTATCCAACTTCATTGGTTATGTATGTATCTTTTTGTGGATATAAAAATGTGTGCATATTATACTACGTTTCCTTTGATATCTATGTCAGTGTATTTAACTTCAAAAACACATGGATCTAATGAAGGATATACTATTTTATTTTTTGTTGCGGATAAAATGTCATATTCATGTGGTGAGTAATTACCATCCTTTGAAGTTAAATTTACAATTTCAACATTTGTTAAAGATTGTACTCCTTCTACTCTTGCAATTTCCAGTTCCAATTGACTCAAATTGATTGGTTGTGAAAAACTCCACTTGTCAATATTAAAAAAGTCTTTTACTTTTAAAATACAATTATTTAACACTTCTTTTTTGTTATAATTGTTATATGTTAAAATTTTAAAATTCACACCAATATTAATAATATATCCGTCAATAATATTGACACCGTCAGTTAGAAGTCTATATTTTTTTAAATATTCTTTTACGTTATAAAATAAAGCTTCATTAATTTGTGTTAGATTTTTATTTTCATTATATCCAAGGACATACAAATTAACTGAAAATGGATTAGTTACATCATAATTAATTTTTCTAAAATAATTATCTACTGAATTATTTGTTGATGTAGTATTGTTATCATAATCAACAAATCCTGAAACATCATTCTTTAAGTTTAAAACCAAATCTGTATCAGATGTTATATATGCTTTAGCAACTGAACCATATTTTGGCGGCATTGCATATGTTCTAATTAAATAATCATCCTTAGTTACAGATCTATTTTGTGATGTAAAATTCAAAATAGCATTTTGTTTTATTTGATCTACAGATTCTTCATCTGCACCACCAACAGCAGAAGTATAATTATTTACTCTTAAAGTTTGTTGTACGGTATTAAATAATGTTTGTTCATCTGGATTTAAAGAAGTTGCATCATTCAATAGTTGATATGAACTAATTCTAGTAATTTCATTTGCATTACAATTTGAAAGTGATCCGCCACCAATTATGTAATTGATAGTCAACACTGTATTTGCAGGAGCTGCACCAAATGTATTTGTTTTTAAGAAATTACTTCCGTCTAAGGAAATATCTGTATTTCTAATATTTGATAATCCAATACCAATAATAGACGCATTTGGATAAACTATTTCATCTGCATAATTATCTAATCCAGGACCAAATTCCAAATAAGTTGTATTATCTGATGTAATACTTGTTACATACTTTCTTGATGTCTTTAATGATTTGATAATCTTTGATACTTCTGATTTATAAACAAAGAAATTTTCATCTGTAACTTGTGAGTTATCTATATCAGTAAAAACAACATCTTGTGCTAAATAATCAGCTTCATACCATTTATTATTATCTTCATCTACAACTGTAATTATATTAACTACATTTTTTTCATCCAATACAATTTTATAGTATGGAGTAGCAGCACCTACAGTGAAAGTCTTAGTGATAATCTTACCAGCAAATGCCTTAGTAGTTTTTCTTAACAAGAAAAACTGCGGAACTCCTAATGCATCTCTAGAATATACACTAACTTCTCTAGGAGAAAATCTAGTATCAACTGAAAAATCAACTGGTTCACTTATAATGAAATTTTGATCAGAGTTATTTAATAACTCCATATTTTCTCTAATTGACAAACAATATTTTTCATCCGGTACATAATTTCCATCGGAATCAACCTTTGATGGTATTAATTGAAACAATTCAATTTCAGTTATGGATGATTTGGTTGGAGTGGTTTTATATCCAAGATATTTAGCCAAAGCAATTACATTTTTACGTTCTTCAGAATATGGCATCAATGATTCTTTGAACTGATAATCAATGTAGTATGATAATACATCACCTACATATGCAGCTTGTTCAATAAACATTGTACCAGGTGAACTTTCACTAAAATCCTTATATGTTTTAGGAAAATAGTTCTTGGAAAACTCAATCAAACCAGCTTTAAATGATGCAAAATCTCTATTAAGATATCTAATATCTTTATTAAGAGGTTGAAAGGATTTTGGTTGTGTTTCGGCCATATTATTATAGATTGCTTGTTACAATTAATCCAAGTACATCAGTTTGATTGTTTACCGTAAATTGTATTTTTATGCTTATTATATAATTATCAGTGTTCTTGTTTTTTTGAGCGGTTGTAATGTCTAAAAATACAGTATTTACAATTACATTTGGAAACCAATAATTCATGTCTTCTTTAATAACATTCTTTAAAATCTCATCAAACCCTTCAATATTTTGTTCAAATAGATATTGATACAATTTTGTACCAAACTGAGGGTTAAATCTTCTTTCACCTGGTCTGGTGTTGAAAAAATTAGTGATGTTGGCTTTAATCTGAGTAAGAGTGTCATATGACTGCTCAAAATACCCATTTATGCCAGATCTTAAAGGTAATGTTAAACCAATTGGATTCATATTATGACATTGATACTAAACCACCACCACCACCAAGACCTGATGTCTTTTTCTTATCAACTGCTTTCAGCAATTTTCTAAAATCTCTATTAATGACATTAAGTACTTTGGCCTGTTCTTCATTAACTGGTGTTATTTGTTGTGGAATCTGTACAGATTCATTAATATTAGCGCCACCTAAAGATTCACTTCGTAATGCACCCATTAATCCCACATAAGAACCTTCACTTGGAACTCCACCTACAGTTTCATTCAATACAGCATTTAACGCATCATTATTTGTATATTTCTTAAATGTTTTCTTTGCTGGTTGTAATGGTTGTATGTTTTCAGATGGTTTTTGTGAAACTTTTGGTGTTTCCAATTTTTCACTAACCACGTTTTTATTTTGACCAGTTAATATTTCACTCAAAATATTTGGAATAAGAGTTGGAAGAGTCTTTTGAAGTTCTTCCTTTATTACTGATCTGATTATCTCTTTTAATTCTTGTGTTTTCATACTTGTTGATACTATATAATTATATTTTACTATATACCAAAATGTTTTATTTATTTACCAAAGTTAACCTGGTTTTATCATTGATGCTTGGACTGAAAGTGGTGTGCCTGGCAAAATAGGTACAATTTTGAGTTTAGGTATAGTTGGAAATGCAGGCGGTTTGATAATTGATGACATTGGAGGTACATTTGGTATTGGAACCTTTGGTATTGACGGAATACTAGGTACAGTAGGTAAATTTGAGATACTTGGTAACGGTGGTATAGGTGGTATACTAAGAATTGGAGGAATAGATGGTATTGAAGGAGGTGATGGTAGTGAAAAATTTGGTACTGATGGAACAGTGGGTATAGATGGAATAGAAGGTACTGATGTTGGTAAGTTTGTTTTTAAATTTTTATATGTTGATGTTTCTGTAAATGTCTTTTTATAATCAAGACCTGATACTCTTTTTAAAGGCAATTTTGGCACACTTGGAAGAGAAGGAATGCTTGGTAAACTAGGGGTTGGTAAAGAACCTAGTGGATTTTGTAAGTTTAATGATGGTGGTGTAGGTAAAGTATACATAAATTAACTCCAAGTTGATGGATTTGGACCTCTTGTTTTACCGTTATAACCTCCAGGAACACCACTACCGTTAAATACATTAATATCAGTTGGTGGTGTTCCTCCTTCAATAGAACCACCATTTCTTCCCGGAGCATAACCACCTCCAGTTAAAAATACTCTTTTACTTAATATTTTATCAAGACTATCTCTCCAAGCTTTTAATTTTTCTTGTGGAGTTGCAATTTGATTGGTTAGTTGTGTTGGATAATCTGATAGTTGACCTAATTGGTCTTCAGGAGTATTTGTTGTGGAAGTAACATGTTCATGATATTGCCAATGAACGTGATCTAATATTAGATCTGCAAGGTCATACAGAAAGTCAACTGTTGTCTGACCTAACAAAGCGGGTTCATTTGTTTGATCATATTGACCTAGATATATTGCCGGACTATTAATCACTGTTTTTGTGTTTGTAGTCATTATTATCTGACCATGTGAATCAACTGTATATTCATTGTCAGTTACAATTCCATATCTCTTTTTAGAATAATGTATAGTTTCTCCATTTCTACTACTTACTATAATTCTATCACTATTAATAACAATTTGATCTCCGGTAAGTATTGGAGGTCTAAATTTAGTACAACCTGGCGGAGAAAATGCGGACACTTCTTCTTTTGAAACGGAAGGATCTTGAAATATTTTCTTTTTGCATGTTGATCTAAAACTAGATTGTGTTAATCCAGATGTTATATGAATAGATGTACCGTCTTGATTAATATCTTCAGATACATATCCACCTGCATTTTTTTCTGATATGTCAGGTATAGGTTTTGATATATTCTTTTGTCTGTTTCTGATCAAAATCATCGGATTACCAAATCCTGTTAATGTATTACTTACTGGATTAGTATCTCCATCTTTGTTATAATAATCTGCATATTTTGGATCACCAATATCATTATCTCTTACATCATCATATGAAGAAAATCTAATAGATTGGCCGTGTCTACTTTCAATTACAGTATCACCTTCAAATCTTTTTACTGAACGTATCTTTCCGTTTGATTTGAAATATCTACCCAAAACAGTTACATTACTTGTATTCTTATATTGTTTAGAAGTTAAATATGAAACTGGTCCCTTATACAAAACATCTGGATCAGTTGGATTATTTTTTATTTCTCTATTTCCTCTGTTTAATCCAACTCTTTTTTCAAATGTAGGATTAGCATCATTATTTGGAAATCCTGTTATATTGATTTTTCTGGTATAATAAAAATTACCAAGATAATTTACTACTGATACAACTTCATTTACAAGTGGATATTCAGTTATACCTGTATTTTCTAATGGTAATGCCCATGGTAATTTTTCTTTTTCTACGTTTTTATGAGTACTAAATGGTCTGACTAATACTCTACCAATCCATGTATAATCTTTATCATTTTGATCCGCAGGTTTATCATTTGCAGCATCTGGCCATTCTGTTGGATTAATATTAATTTTTGTTTTGAATATTGGATGTGAATCATCAAGGATTACATCCAACACAACTGCTGGTTCAAATTGTAAAGATAAATTTAAAGATGAATCACTAAATGAACTAAGTGATTCAATTCTTATTGCTGCTATTACTGAATTATAATCTGAATATCCTGACATATTATTTCTTTGAGTTTATTTCAATTGGAGTATTGATTTCTTTTGTAATTTTATCAACTTCACCCATCAATTGTTTACGTTCATCTTCACTCAATAACATTCCCATATTACCGTCATCACCTTGACTTTGACTACTAATAATACGTTGTACCACTGCGGCTAATTTGACAAGTTGTTCATCATTTCTGACTGAAACGTCCAAATAATCCTTAATTAGTGGTACAACTACTATTGCATCATTAGCGGTTTTAATCATACTTCGAAGATCAGATACCAAAATATCAATTTGGTCCTTCTTCTGTTCAGAATTAACAACCACATCTTTAAGTAAACTAGAGTATTTTTTACCCTTATATAATTCAAAATCTAAGTCCATGACTATAAATATTGAAAATACCACGTTTTACTTAAATTTATCTAGCGCACATCTCTTGTTTTAATGTTCCTCTATCAGAATAAGATTTAGTAATAGTATTTTGGTACTGTTTCATCTTATTAATTACTTTGGTAATCTGTTGAGTTTTACAAGAAGATATTTCTCTGATATACAAATATAACGCTTTTTTATTGAAAGAATCAATTCTGTCACTGTTTCTGAATAATTCAATTACTGCGTTGGCAATATTTAAATCACGTTGTTTTGTAAATATTTTACCAATATTTTTCTCCCAATAATCAACCATTAATTTCATAAACTCACTTGTTTCCAATTTATCATGATAAGAATCAGTGGTTTGTAAACAAACAGTAGTATCACTTGGAGTATCAGAGATATCAACATGTTGATTGAATCTCTTATAATTGTTATTGTTGTGGAATATTAAATAGTTTTTGGCAACTATACTGAAATAACTAAAGGCCTTACCTTTACCTTCTTCAAATTTATGCATATTTGCAACTAAATGTGCAATTGTTTCTTTTTGAATTTCTATAGGACTGTTGTCAAAATATGTAAATTTAAATGTATTAAATACATTTTCTACTAGTTTATCAAAACAACGTTTAATTTGTTCCTCATAAATTTTATTTCTAATATCCATAGACTGTTCCTTATTATACTGGATAATAGACTTTTCAGTATCTGTAGTAAAATACATTTTTTCTCCGCTCTTCTTTTTTCTCTTTTTTGGTTGAGATACAATCTCAGGAGTGATTGTTACAATACTATCTGTCAATTTTTTTTGTTCAACAATTTTTTTTGATACTTTGTTTGTTTTAATTGTTTTTTCCTGAATCTTTTTCTTTGGTTTAATTACTTTTTTATCTAATTTATTTTTAATATGTATTGTTTTTTTATTTGATTTAAGTCCAACAGTTTTTGAATTTTTCATTCAGCCCTTTCCTTTAATTTTTCAATTAATTTAATTATCTCAGAAAAAACAAAACCTACATCATCATCTTTTTCAAACATCTGTTTATCATCTAAATCTTTTAATTTTGAATATGTGACGGATACTTCTTTTTTAATGTTTAACAACCAATTTTGGTATGTTTCTATTTTATCAAGATTGACATCTAATGCATAACCTAAAAATATGTTAGCACAAATAGAAACGGTCAATAATACTGACAGTATAATTATCATAATCTTTATTCTGATAAATCTGTATCATCCTCCAAATAATCTGACATATAATCCAATACATCATCAACTAAATCCCAGTTTTCACGGTTCTTTGCTTCATTTAGAAGCGACATAATTTCTTTAATATCTGCGATATCCATATATATAGTTTAGACTGATATCTAAATATATAGGATATTAAGTTAAAAACAACATTTTTATTCAAAAATAATAATTTTATTTTTATTAAAAACTAAAGTGTGGTCCTTTATTAGATGAAACTTCTCGTATAACTTCTTTTTCTACTATTTTTTCCACAGGTACTTCTTTAATTTCAGTAACTATCTCTCTAATTATTTTTTCATTCTTAACTTCTTCTTCAGCTTCTTTTTTTGCTTGTTCTACTACAGATTCTATATTTTCTGATGGTTCATCCACTGAATCTTGATGTTGATATATCTTGATATCATCTTTTGGCTTTTCAACCGTATCAGTAAAATTTAATGTGGTGTTATATGCCAACAGTAAACATATAGCTAATGGATCAAATACAGATATAAGAGCAACAATAAACCACGTTACACCAGTATTCATATCAACTTTAAATTGTTCTGATATAAATTTAAATGTTTGTATATCCTTCTTACTTCCGGCTTCTATCTTAATATCAGCAATTTTCTTATCAAATGATTGTAATTCATCAATTCCTTTTTGTATTTTACCGTTTTCAGATTCAATATCTTTTTCACTCTTATCTATTAATTCTTTGGTTTGTTCTTGTATTTGAGCTAATTGAATTGGATTGCGACTAATAACTACATTAGTCATACTTTCACCCAATCTTGATTCTTGACTGTTTCTTAAAGCAACAATAGATTCAATTCTTTTCTTTGCGGAATTGATTTTGTCTTCAGTATATTTTTTCTGATCCACGATTACCAAAATTTTATCTTCTGATAATTTATTTTCAATTGCGGATTGCTGATATGCAGATGTTAAATATCCAAAAATACCAAGTGATGTAATAATCATTAGTATTACAACTGCGGAAATTAAATATATTTTAAGCAACAGCTTAATTTTTTTCCAGTATCTATATAAAAATGTAGTAGCTACTAATTTACCTATTTCAAGTGAACTTGCCATAATCATAGATGCTAATGCAGATCCACTAAATAACATTCCAATACCAATTATACTGAAAAATGCTGCACAACTCGCTATAAATAAGGATGATACACCAACAATTCTTTCAAATTTGAATAAATCTTTCATGCGTATATATATTATTGAATAGGGTAAAATTTTACCATTCAAGTATTACTTGTCCATGTGACCCACTTCCGCCATTAATTACTCCTACAGAAGTGAATGAACTTGCTCCACCACCTCCACCTCCAGGATAATCACCTGCATATCCATTCCATGATGAACTTAGACTTGTAGAAATTGCTGGATTTTGTATACCACCCATTCCACCATAAAAACTACATCCACCGGCAGAACCAGATAAAGTTGTGGATTTTTCTCCATCTGCACCAGGATATATAAATATACTTCCTGAACATAATGATGCTAATCCACCAGAACCACTATTTGGATTCAATATACCTCCTTGACCACCGTAACCGCCGTCAGCATAAGCTAAATAAAAATCATCCGCAATATCATAACAATAAGAATCTGATCCATTTTTTCCAGTGCTTCCATATGTTCCTGATCCATTTATTGATCCTGTTCCTGGAGCACCACCTGATCCAACTACTATTGTAAAAATAGTACTTTGAAAAAATGATGACGTTCCTTGAGCAGCTGCGCCGCCACCTCCACCGGTTCCTCCATCATTAATTCCAGTTGAAGTTGCTCCTGCACCACCACCACCAGCTCCTATTGCTGTGGCTCTTATAGTAAAAGGTCCGCTACCTGAAAATACTGATGAATTTGATGTTTTAATTTGGAATGTATGTATTCCTGGTGTTGAAAAAACAACTTTACGTTTTGGTGTAAATACATCCAAATAAGATGCGGTAACTACATATGATGCAGTTACTGCATTAGTTGAGTTTAATGACTGTAAAGCATATGAACTAGTTATAGCAGTATTTGCCGCAAGACTGATACTACTTGTATTTGCTAAAAATGAAGTAATACTGAAACTACTTGTTATGGATCGTGATGATGTTGATGCGTAACTACTACTCAATGAAAGTGAACTGGTTAAACTATAACTTCCACTTATGGATGAATAACTTTGGTTTGCTACTTGTGAGAATGAAGAAGTAATTGAATAAGTTGCTTGATTTACATAACTACTTGTTTCTGCAAATGAACTGGTTACTGAATAACTACTTGTATTTACATATGAACTAGTAATACTAAAACTTGCAGTGGATACGTTTGGATACAATAAACTTGCGGCTGTATCAGAATAACTACTTGAATAAGCAAATGCTCCGCTTATTGAATATGATGATGTAGAAGTGTTATTTGGTGACAGATAAGACGCAGTTATTGCAAATGTTGAATATGATGATGAATCTGCAATACCCCTTACACTTCCTGTCAAATTTCCAATAAATGAACCAGTTGATGTTCCATTGAATACACCAGAAAAACTGCCTGTTGATATAAAAGACTGAAATTGATTAACTAATACTCTGTATGTTGACGCAGTAAATGCAGGAGCTTCATAGTCTGAAACTATTGGAAAATAATTAGAACCGCTCATGTTTGAAGCGGAAATCTCATTTAATTGACTAATTTTTATTGACATAATTCACTATAAAATATAAATATAGTAGTTTTGTTATTATATTCATTTTACTTTATTAAAATAAACACCTTAACATTTAGGTGGAATTGTAGTAGGAGGTGTTTCTGGATAGTTTTTACCCTCACCAATTACATTTCCACTCAATACAATCAATGATATATAACATTTA